CTATAAAGGCAGGCTATAGCGAACTGAGTGCTGGAAGTCAGGCAAGTAGACTGTTAAAGAAAGACAAGGTTCTTGCTATTCTAAATGATAGTATTACGCAAGCAGAGGATGTTATTAAAGACCTTATGACTACGTCTGACAATCCGCAGATCCAACTGGCTGCAGCTAAAGAAGTCCTAGACCGCACTATTGGTAAACCAATCCAACGCTCTGAGAGCGTCTCAGTGAACATCACAGTAGAGAGTATGCTAAACAGCGAATCGTAGCTATAAACCTAACGTCGCACAACATACATTTTCAGACGTTAAGCTAACAGGGGTCAGCTATTGACATACCCCTATACTATATGGCATAACCCACATACCACACAATATAATGATGAAGAAGTAAATAGTTTTTAGAGCTTAGAGAATGTGAGCACAGACAGTAGGGGGTGGGGGGGTACTCCCCGACAGGTGGTAGCACCACTACTTCTCCCCCATAGATTAACTACTTAGGACATACAGGGACTCCTTCCTAAAAAATTAGGTACCATATTTTGGTACCCTTTTTATATGCCGGTCAAAAAATTTGCCAACTATTTTTCTAGCATAAACTTTGGAACAGACTCTCCATGCATTAGCCTTAACAGATAATACATATAAGCTTCGCCTGCAGGATTCTTTTTTTCAGTTACTTCTTTCGCCCAGCTACTTGGTGTAAAGCTCATCATGTTTGTAATAATCGTTTACAGTTTTCACATTCAGACGTATCTGTACCACAGTGAACACAATACCTAGCTTGGTTTATTAATAGGTTCTCTAACGCGGTTACTGTAGCGCCCAGTTCTATGCTACTCATTAGCCTACCTCTTATGTCTCGCGTCTCTATAGAGCCTTCAGGCAGTTGTTTATTTTCAAGGATCTCAGTGATCTGTTTCCTTAAGTCATTCCTATTATCAAAACTCATACTTGTTTCCTTGTATCATCTACTGGAGTATTCTGTATTAGCTTTATTACGTCTTCTATAGAAATGTCACCAAATGGTTTAGGGGGATTGTCACTTAGAGCCTTTGACTTTTCAGGATTATGTTTTATAAATACTTTTAAAGTCTTACCGTCATCTTGAACACCCAGTTCAACATCTACACCCCAGCGAGTATAAGCTCTACCGTTCTCATCAATAACTTCGAATCGGGTTACCTTTTCCATTACCATGTTCTCTTTCCACAATAACACTTTTTATTATTCATAGGAAACCAATGGCAGGAACTACGTTTATCCCAAGTACAAACATTAAGAATCATTAGTGCATTATCCCACCGAACATAAGTTCAATAACCGGTTTACCACAGGTAGAACAGATTCTAGTTTTTGCCATAGTCTTCAACCAGTTTATGGAGTATTGAGCTTAGGTTTTTCATACGCTCTTTATCACCGTGAACCATATGAGCTTTAATGGTCTTACCTTTATTCTTATACTTAGCTGCTTTAGATTGCAGGCTGGGGATGTAAAGAGTGAGAGCATTTCTCATACCTTTAATTTCATCTATGTTCATAGCGAAGCTGACGCGTACTTTTTTTGTCATTGGGGTAAGATCCTTCCGTTGTGTTTTCCATAATCGTTATTGTCCCAGTTACGATTCATCTCGAGTTGGTCGCGAGGTACTACAAGGTTTTCCCATACAGAAATAATACGCCATAATTCTTCGTCTTTGTCAAGTCTTACCATAGCCCCTACTTTAATGTCAGGTTTCTTTTCAACCCAGTGGGTCATAACTTTACCCTCTTTAGTACGCATGGCAATTTGGATCATTAGTGGACTAGTCATTTAATTCTGCCTCGTCCGCGTCTAAACCTTCCGCTCTCATTTCTTCCTCAAATGCTTCACGTTCTTCGCGTAACATCTGGATGTACTCCTGAGTTTGGGGGTCTAAGTCGCTCATGTTTCCAGCTTATCATACCTCTTAAGCTTTGTCAATACCCCAACCAAAAAGGCACCCGAAAGTGCCTAGTACCGCCCTGTTTTCTAGCCCTAGTCTTTGGTCGGGTTCTCCGCTGACGTAATGGGGTTAATTAGATTCCCTTGTATTATAGCATAATTGGCATGCCAATGTCAATAGAAAAAGCCCTTTTGTCAAGGGCTAAATCTATTTAGTTGATTAAACTATTTTTTAGTTGTTTCGGTCTTTGCAGTTGTATCAACTGTCTTGCCTGCTTTAGGCACACCGGAAACATCACCGTCAGTAGCTGGTACTGGACGCTTTGTTTCTACAACTTCACCATTCTTAGCTGTGGTGTCAGCTTGAGCAACTTCCTTAAGAGTCTTTGCTTCAGCACCAACTGGGAGAACGTTTCGTTCAACATCGTTTGTTACAGATGTCTTAACGTCATTTCCACCTTTGGTTTTGAATTCGTCTTCAGGTACGTTTGGTGCAGATTGCTCTGGGTTTACAACTTCTTTACCTTCAGCTACGATCTTTGCAGCTTGTGCCGCGTCAATCTTTTGTTCAGGGTTTGAAGGTGTTTCGTCAGGATCGCCCACCGGTCGAACGTTGTGGAAGTCGGAAGGGTTGTCAGCAACTGGTGTTCCTTCGAATCCTTCATCTTCACGTTCTGTTACTGGAGCAGAAATTAGAGAGCGAGCTTCTTCTTCCTTTTCAGTATTCTTTCGTTCTTCTTCGCGTTCTGCAGTTTCGCGTGCTGATCGAGCTGCTTCAACTTGAAGTGGCGTTTGAGAAGCTTCTGTTAGATCAACGTCCTTGAAAAATCGTTCGATAATTTCTTGGGTGTTAAGTCCGTCTAGGTCTTCACGAAGTAGGTTGTATTTGTTACGGGTAACTTTTTCTCGGTGAGTAGCGATTGTTCGGCTAGTCTTGTCGAAAAGGTTAATTTCTAGTTCTCCGCTTTTCCATTCCTTGCTGTGTTCATCAATGATAACACCAGCGTCGTCTTCATCTTTGATGAGTCGAGTAGCAACGTAGAGCTTTGAAGGGTCAAATGGTTCTGCCATTATGTCTCCTTATTAGGTTTCTATTCTCCATTATAACATAAGCATTAAAAAAAGTAAAGAGGCTCCGTCAGGTAGACCTCTTATACTCATAGTATAGCACCAAAAATCTAGAAAGTCAAGACTAGACATAAGCTTTTTCTGTGCTATTATGGTTATAGTAATCCGTCAGGATAACTGCCATAAGCAAGTCGGGGTTTTAACTACCTAGAGGGACGCTTCAAGAATCCTCTTAATAAGTTAATCATCGTTTCATCCTATCGTAAAGGGTCTATGCGGAATTGATCCTACCGAACCTTAACAACTGAATACGAAGTCCCTCCCTACACGAAAGTAGAGAAGGTTCCTTTTAATGAAGAACGCAAAAAATCGGAAAATTTCTAGAACACGAAACTCTCCCACAAAGCAACACTCTCCCTTAAAAACTTCGCAATTCTGTATAGTTAAATGAAAAACGACTTCCCGTCCCGCACGGAAAATTGAGGTCTTTTTAGAATGTCTTGAAATAGTGTTATAATATAAATAACAGATTATGTCAAAACAAAAACAAGACTCATGGGAACCCCCCGTCCTTGCAAAAGTAATCCCTGCTCTACATAAAGAATGGAGGCAATGGACACCTCAACAACAAATGAGGGCTACTTGGCTTGACATCCGAAATGACTTTTATCTTTACTGTGAAAAGAATCTAAAGATCACAAACAAGAAGGGTGAGCTGGTTAAGCTTCGTCCTAATTTCGCCCAAAGAAAGCTTATTGATTCCGTAATGAAAGACCTTCATGCGGGAAGACCAGTTCGCTACATTGTACTTAAGGCTCGGCAAATGGGACTCTCTACTGTTATTGAAGCCCTTTGTTACTGGTGGGCTGCAACACACAAGTACGTATCTGCAGCGATTGTCGCTCAAGACACAGACGCGTCTAAAGTTATTTACCAGATGTTCCAGCGTTACTACGAAAATTCATCTCCAGAATTTAAGCCTGTTTCTAAATACTACACAATCAACGACCTAACATTTGACGATGATAAGGGCGGTGGACTTAAGTCTCAGATTCGAACAATGGTCGCCAAAAAAGGTGCAACCGGACGTGGTCAAATGAACCGATTTGTTCACGGCTCTGAGGTTGCCTTCTGGGAAGGTGGATCAGAAATTGTAGCCGGTCTTCTTCAGACAGTACCGCTTCTTCCTGATACTTTCATTTTCCTCGAGTCTACTGCTAATGGTATGGGTGGTTACTTTTATGATGAATGGCAATTTGCTAAAAAAGGTGAGTCATCATTTAAGCCATTCTTCTTTGCTTGGCACGAACACCCAGAATATGAGCTCAATGTTCCTCCACGTTGGGGACATAATGACGCAGATGAAAAAGAACTCATCAAACTATTTAAAACTCTAGGTTACCCAGAATCTACACACCGAAGAAAGCTCCAATGGAGACGGGAAAAGATGAAAGAGTTCCGATCAGACCCAGAAAAGTTCTATCAGGAATACCCAATGAACGATATGGAAGCCTTTATTTCTACCGGTCGCCCTGTATTCGACCCTAAATCCCTCATCCGTATGGATATGCAAGCTGGAAATACTAAATTCGAGTGGGTTGAACTTGAAGGTAAACAGAAAAACACTATTGTCGCTAAGACTGTAGAATACGGCTCGATGAAAGTATGGGAACGTCCACTTGAAGGCGAGAAATACGTTATCGGTGGAGACGTTGCCGAAGGAAAAGAGATCGCGGCAAATGGAAAAGAAGGGGATTACTCAGTTCTCACCGTTATTAAACGATCAAACAACCAAGTTGTTGCTCGCTGGCGTGGTCACATTGACCCAGACGCTTTTGGTGATGTAGCTTGTCAGGTTGGCTGGTGGTACAACGAAGCCGTTGTAGCAATCGAAGTAAACAACCAAGGTCTCTCAACTGTTCAGCGTATTCGCGACAAACTCTACAAGAGAATGTATATGCGTGAGCGTGGAGCAGACGAGCTATTTGATGAAACAACCTCTAAAATGGGTTGGCGAACAGATAAGTCTTCTAAGTTTATCATGATTGCTGAACTTGCAAAATTCATCAGAGATGGTGTTATAATAGATAGAGACACAGTTGCAGTTCGTGAGTACATGACATACGTTCGAGACGACACCGGTCGGACAAACGCACAAGAAGGACACCATGACGACTGCGTAATGGCTACGGCTATTGCAGTCCAAATGCTTGACTGGAAAGACCTAGATAGAGAAGCACCAAAACCGCTGCAGAATCTACCAAACAAACGTCTTATCAGTGTTGATACGCCCAAAGCTCGCTTCGGAATCGTAAAGCGAATTACAAAAATTAAAAACAGACAATAATGCCAAAACCAACAAAACAAGAATCCCCTGCACCATACGAGGGCGAAAAAACAGAACGCCGTCCCGTAGACGCAAATATTGATAAGTACATTAAAGACTTCCGTAAGGCTTCTAACTATGTTCGTGATAACTACCACGACAAATGGTTCGACTGCTGGAAAGTCTACAATGGACGCCGTGTTAAGATTGGCTATAACTCTATTGCTGACGCTTTTGTACCTGAAACTCGCACTATCGTAGAATCACTTGTTGCAAACATCGCTGGTTCACAACCTAAGTTTAGCTACATTCCTACAAACGAGGAACAAGAAACTGACACAAAAGTTCTCTCTGAACTT